TATTATGTACATTTACAACTCAACACAATCTTGAGCAATCAATTCGTGATATAACGAAAAACTTTAAGATTGTATTTGACAAAATTTATGTATTACAAAACGAAGAAAAAACAAAAGAGTTAATTTGTACTTATAATGTAGATAAAGAAGAAAAAATAGATTTTAATGCAGTAAGTAATACCATCTCTTTACACAGAAAGAAAATTACAAATACACTATATACAATAAACGCCCTAAACGAACTGATAAAGACCATTAATAATGGTGTTTTAGACACAAGCTATCAGATTGAATGGGATAATTACAAAAATATGATATTGATTTCCAATAAGGAAGGGTTACAGAAAATACCTACAAGAATACTTAAAATAATAGATTTATAAATGGCATCACCAATATACTTTTTTACCAGAAGTGGTTGCATCTGGTGTCAAAAAATGAAACCGGCAATTGATAAAATAAATAAAACATTAAATGACGAGCAAAAAATAGAAATACGTTCTATTGACGAACAAAAATCAAAAACAATATACGATAACATCATTCGTATGAATAAGCTACAGAATGTTGTTCCACTAATGTATAATTCAAATATAGGAACAACTCTTTTAGGTTACAAGGATATAAAAGACATCAGAAAGTTTCTCAGAGCAGAACCAATTGATTATAAAAAACCATTAACACCTTTACCTCATTTTGATATAAAAAATAGTTCAGGAAAAGACTTGGATAATTGGAAAAAAGATGTTATATTATGGTATGAAATTAATAAAGCTAATCTTCCATCAAATGTTATAGATAAGGAGAGGATGATTGATATGGTCTATAAACAATTTATGGCATATCGAACAAAACCCTTGACTATTGAAGAAAGATTAAGTAAATTAGAGGAACAATCACACGAACCACAAAACTATCGTGAAGAATGTGAGAAGATGAATAAAGAATTGAAAAACTTAAAGCTACAAATAAAAAAGTTAAGAAGACTAAAATAAAGCTTGTTTTTTAATAAAAGAATTCGTATATTATACGGATAGGTTACTAGTAAATGTTTTTAATAAATATTTATACTCGTAATACTAAACAATAACAACTAAACATAACGGAGAAACATAATGGACTTAGATGCTATAAAAAGCCGTCTTAATCAGTTACAGAATACTACTACAAATAGTTTTTGGAAACCTCAACCTGGAAAATCACAAATTAGGATAGTACCTTATCTACATGATAAAGCAAATCCTTTTAGTGAATTATTTTTTCACTATTCACTAGTACCAAACAAAACGGTATTATCACCACTATCATTTGGACGACCTGATCCGGTTCAACAATTTGCTGACAAGCTTAAAGCTTCTGGCAATAAAGATGAATGGATTCAAGGTAAGAGAATTGAACCTAAAATGAGAACTTTTGTTCCTGTTATAGCTCGTGGCGAAGAAAGTGATGGTGTTAAATTTTGGGGTTTTGGTAAAACTGTTTATCAAGAACTTCTTAGTATAATTGCTGATCCAGATTATGGTGATATATCAGACTCTACAACTGGTCGTGATATTGTTGTCGAAAGACAAACACCTGCTGAAGCTGGTAACCAATATGGTAAGACTACTATTCGTGTTAAACCAAATCAAACAGCACTCTCCGATGATTCTGATATACTTCAGAAACTTTTGGACAATCAAGCTAATTTGACAGAGTTATATTCTGAACCGACTTATGATGAATTAAAAGAACATCTTTCAGGTTTCTTGAATCCACAAGATTCTACAACAGAAACTGCAAAAGAACCAGAAATGGTTAGTACGAAAAAATCTTCTAATGTAGAAGACGATTTCGATAAGTTATTTAATTCTTAACCGCGCGGTCGAGGTGTGCTGGTTTCCTCCTTTTTCCGGCACACCTCATTTTTAGGAGAACTACATGTCAAACAGAGACGAATTAGCCGATATTCTTGCTGAATCATTAAACAAACAATTTAAATCTCATCAGGTAGCATATTTTTTAGATGGTGTTGATAGTACACCAACTGATATTACCGATTGGGTTTCTACTGGCTCAACTTTATTAGATTTAGCAATATCAAACAAACCTCACGGTGGCTTAGCTGCTGGAAGGATTACTGAAATAAACGGACTTGAAGGTACTGGTAAATCACTTATTGGTGCTCACGCTCTTGCTTCTACACAGAAGAAGGGTGGATTAGCCGTTTACATAGATACTGAGTCTGCTGTTTCTGCTGAATTTTTACAATCTATTGGTATTGATACCGATAAGATGATGTATATTCATTTAGAAACTGTAGAAGATATTTTTGATGCGATTGAAACAATCGTAACTAAAGTTAGAGAATCAGATAAAGATAGATTAGTTACAATTCTCGTAGATAGTTTAGCTGCTGCTTCTACTAAAGTAGAGATGGAAGCTGACTTTGATAAAGATGGTTGGGCTACATCAAAGGCAATAGTCTTATCAAAAGCTATGAGAAAAATAACTCAATTAACTGCTCGTCAAAAAGTATGTTTAATCTTTACCAATCAGTTACGCCAAAAGATGGGTGTAATGTTTGGTGATCCTTGGACAACAAGTGGTGGTAAAGCTTTACCTTTTCACGCTTCTACTCGTATTCGATTAAAGAACATGGGACAAATCAAAGATGCTAAAAAGAATACTATTGGTATTAAGATTAAAGCTCAAGTTATTAAGAATCGATTAGGTCCACCTTTAAGAAGTGCCGAGTTTCCATTATTTTTTGATAAAGGTATTGATGATTATGGAAGTTGGTTGGGAATAATGAAAGACCACAAGCTAGTTAAACAAGCTGGTGCTTGGTATAGTTATACTGACCAAAACGAAAAAGAACATAAGTTCCAATCTAAAGACTTTGGTGCTTTAATTTCCGATGTGGAAACACAAAAACACATATATGACTCTATCTGTGAAAAATTAATTCTTAAATATGATTCTAATAAATTAGGAATTGATGATGTAACAACAGAAGATGAGTTTGCGGATGATTGATGGCAACAAGAATCTATTATCAAAAAGATTCTATGAAGTTAAAGAAGAGATTGATGTAAATCCAGAAACTAAGGATTTAAACGACCATGTTTTATTGGTTGATGGTTTTAATACATTTATTCGTAGTTTCAGCGTCAATCCTTCTTTGAATGAAGATGGTGCTCATGTAGGTGGTTTAGTAGGGTTTTTAAAATCTATACGATACACAATTAACAAGTTTAAACCAACTCGTTGTATTATTGTGTTTGATGGTAAAAACTCTTCTAAACCACGACAAAAAATATACCCACAATATAAATCTGGTCGTAAAGTTAGAAGTAGATTAAATCGTAATGTTGATTGGGGTGGAGGACCTCAAAATGAACGAGAAAGTATGGGAATGCAACTTAAACGATTAGTTGAATATTTAGAACACCTACCTATGACTATGATTTCAGTTGATAACTTAGAAGCAGATGATATTATGAGTTATATACCTACTGTAGTTTTAAAAAATAGTAGATTTACCATAATGTCTTCCGATAAAGATTTTTATCAGCTAGTGGATGAAAGAGTAAAACTTTATTCTCCAACCAAGAAAGTTCTATATGATAGAGATTTAATAAAAAAAGAGTTTGGAGTATACCCGCAAAATGTATTAACTTGTAGGGTGGTAGATGGGGATAAATCAGACGATATACCTGGAGTAAGGGGTGTAGGTGTTAAGACCTTAATAAAAGAGTTCCCGTTGCTAACGGAAGATAAGGAAGTTAATACAAAAGAACTTTTGGATATGGCACAAGGTAAATCTACGAGAGTATCCCAATTAATACAGGATAATAAATTAATAATAATGAGGAATTATTTATTAATGCAATTGGGTGATCCTGATATCAAAAATCAGATAAAACTAAAAATAGGAGACGCCGTTAATCAAATGGCACCATCGTTGGTAAAGTATAAGTTACAAACTCTGTTAGTAAAGGATAAATTATGGGGACATATACCTAATTTTGATAATTGGATAACTGAGTTTCATATACTTGACCATCATTGGAAAAATCAAAAATGAATAAGACAAAAAACATTTCGGAGTTTGGATATAGCTTTCAAGTAAAGTTTATTGTATGTTTAATAACAGATAAGCTGTTCTTGGAGCAGATTGTTGATATATTAGATGAAAAATACATTAATAATGATGGATTTAAGTGGATTGTTAAAGAAATTCGTGGATATTACAACGAATATAAGACAACCATTACTATGGAAGTATTTAAGATTAAAATAAAGGAAATAGAATCAGAATTACTTCAGGTTACCGTGAAAGACTCACTAAAAGAGATTTTTAAGAGTATAGAAGCCGAAGATTTAGAATATATCAAAGATAAAGCATTAGAATTTCATAAAACACAAGTTTTAAAGGATGCTGTTATTCAATCAGCACAAATATTAGAGGTGGATGGTAATACTGATGAAATAAAATCACTTATCGACTCTGCTATGCAAGCTGGAGTTGAAAGAAACCTAGGACATGATTATTTACAAGATATAGAGGAAAGATATTCAGAAACTGCCCGTATTACATCACCTACGCCATGGGATATAATAAATGAATTGATGCAAGGTGGATTAGGTGCTGGTGAATTGGGTGTGGTTGTTGCACCTGCTGGTATTGGTAAATCTTGGGTATTAAGTTCTATGGGAGCATATGCTATCTCACAAGGTTTAAATGTAGTTCATTATACATTAGAATTAAATGAAGCTTATGTTGGTTTGAGATACGATAGTATCTTTACAGGCGTAGAAAGTCAAAATCTTAAATATCATAAAGAAGAGGTGATGGAAAAACTATACGATCTTAAAGGTAACCTAACCATTAAGTATTATCCAACAAAAGCTTGTACAGTAAATACTCTTTCTGCTCATTTGAAAAAAGTAACAACATTTGGAACAAAAGTTGATATGGTATTGGTTGATTACGCTGATATTATGAAAGATGTAAATAAACATACTGAGATGCGACATGCTCTTGGGAGTATCTATGAGGACTTACGTGGTTTGGCTGGTGAGATGCAAATTCCAATATGGACGGCAAGTCAAGCTAATAGAAGTGCTTTGGATGAAGATGTGATTGAAGCTAGTAAAGTTGCTGAATCCTATGCTAAGGTAATGACAGCAGATTTTGTTATATCGTTAAGTCGTAAGATAGAAGATAAGATAGGTAATACAGGTAGATTTCATGTTATTAAGAATAGGTTTGGTCCTGATGGTTTAACTTATCCAGCAAAAATCAATACAAACATTGGTAAGATAGAAATATTTGAAAGTAATTCGGTTCAAGGTAAGGGTGTTCAACATAAAATTAATAATAGGGATAATCAGACTAAGGCTATATTATCTGCTCGTTATGAAGATTTAATGAGTGAATAACAATCCTACTATATTAACAGATGTTTTTGGTTATGATAACAATGATGTTGAATTTGAAAAGGTTATTAATAATCTTGATGACCATGATGTTGATGATGGTGTAGAAATTATTTTTAATTATTACAGAAAACATGGATTTCCACATTATAAAATACGAGAAGATGAAAAACATCAGCATATGAGGAAGATGCAAAGGTTTGATATAGATACGATATTCAAAGATAATAAAATTGTTCAGACAATGCATGGTTTACGATTAGCTTGGACTTATTTTCCACATTTTTGGGAAGTTCAATGTGGTAATGCTACAAGAACACCGATGGAAACCTTTTTAGATGATGATAAATTTAAAGCTGTTATCAAAAAGTGTTGGAGATGGTGTTCGACCACATATAAAGGTGAAAATGAAGGTACAAAGAATACATTTCGTGAAAACAGACTTAGACAATCCCTAAAAATCTATACAGGTACACAAGCAGTATCTAATTTCAGACCAACTGCTGCTAAAATGATATATGAAAAGTTTGGTGGTGATGCTATTTGGGATATGAGTTGTGGTTGGGGTGGTAGGTTGATTGGATTTTTAGCAAGTTCAAGACCTAAGTATATTGGAACAGAACCATCAAGTTTGACATTTGAAGGATTACAAAAGATAAAAAAAGATTTTAATTACTTGACAAAGTCAGTAGAATTACATAAATTAGGTAGTGAAGAATTTGAACCAGATAAAGAATCTTTGGACTTATGTTTTACCTCACCACCTTATTTTGATACAGAGAAATACGCTGATGAGGAAACCCAAAGTTTTAAAAAATATCCAACTAAGGAAGAATGGGTAAATGGATTTTTATACAAAACAATTAGAAACTGCTATAACGGATTAAAAGGTAATAAGTATATGTTGATTAACATAGCAAACACACCAAAATATAAGTTTATAGAAGAGGATACAATAAGAATTGCAACTGAATTGGGGTTTAAACAAGAGCAAACAATAGAATTAACATTATCGAGTATAATGGGTGCTGGGTATAAGTATGAACCGATATTTGTTTTTAAAAAATGACATTTATCAGAAAAAGAAAAAGTTGAGTTAATATTTATGTTAGACCTCCACACAAAATCGTTAACAATTAAACAGGAATTAAGTATATGAGTAAGAAGTTTTTATTATCCGACAATTTTATAGCAAAATACAAAAGAAAAAAAGCACCATTCGGTTTTAACGGATTAGGTGAATTAGTTTACATGAGAACATATTCAAGAATTAAACCAGATGGAAAAAATGAACGTTGGTGGGAAACCGTACAACGAGTCGTAGAGGGAACTTACTCTATGCAAAAAAATCACATTGACTCACATCAATTAGGGTGGAATCCGTGGCAAGCTCAAAAGTCAGCACAAGAGATGTATGAGCGTATCTTCAATATGAAGTTCTTGCCACCTGGTCGCGGACTTTGGGCTATGGGAACTGCCATAACCGAAGAACGTGGTTTATACGCCGCCCTCAATAATTGTGCTTTCGTATCAACTAAAACACTCAAAGACGATATGGCAAAACCTTTTTGTTTCCTTATGGATGCAAGTATGTTAGGTGTCGGTGTAGGATTTGATTGTAAGGGTGCTGGTGAAATTATTGTTAAGGGTGTAGATGAATCTCGTGATGAAACCACATTTGTAGTACCTGATGACCGAGAAGGTTGGGTTGAATCCTTAAAGGTATTATTGGAGTCATATTTTCATGGAACTGCTTCTGTAAAATTTGATTATTCGTTAGTTAGACCTGAAGGAGCTCCAATAGCTGGATTTGGTGGTGTTTCAAGTGGATATGAACCATTAGAAGAAGTGCATATTACTATCAGAGAAGTATTGGAAAAAAATAGTGGAGAACCAATAACAATAACAACAATCGTAGATATAATGAATCTTATCGGCAAATGTGTAGTGGCTGGTAACGTTAGACGAACTGCTGAAATTGTATTTGGTGATCCGTATGATGAAGAATACTTAGATTTAAAAAATTATAAAGTTAACCCACATAGGGATCAATATGGATGGACATCTAATAATAGTATATTCGCAGAATTGGGTATGGATTATACAGCGGCTGCCGAACGAATTGTGGATAATGGTGAGCCTGGTTTTGCTTGGCTAGATAACATGAGAAAATATTCTCGTATGAAGAATGGTGGAGATAACAAAGACCACAGAGTTATGGGTGGTAATCCTTGTTTAGAACAATCATTGGAATCATATGAGTTATGTTGTTTAGTAGAAACATTTCCAGATAATCATGATTCATTAGAAGATTATCAACGAA